GGTAATATGGCTTTTAGTAATTTAGCTATGACTGGTGATTTCTTTGGTACGTTACCTTATGAAATTACAAAACATTTTACAAAAGGAACAGCAGCCTTATCAGATTGTACATATAACGACGACTGTCAAATAATATTTAGTACAAGTGGTGGTACGTTACCAACACTTAAGGATGACGTAATGAATTACTTTAGTACTAGTTTATCTGGTCCAATAATTAACCCTAGTTCTTGTTTAAGTGGTATGACTAATAGTGGGGGTACAAATAATGGAGCTGTATTCCAGTACGGATACATTCCAAATTACATGACTCAAGCTGCTACAGCTACAACCTTCAATACTTTATCTGCAACTGGAACAACACAAGTATATAATAGATTAGGTTCGGTAGGTCTTAATGATGACTATAGAAATGATGCGTGGTACTACGGGTTATTTGAATATACTGGTGACACAGCTTGTTGCACCGGAACAACCTACTCTGGAGTATCGTTCCAAATATATAGTTCAGGTTCATCCGTAATGGATTTATCGGCGTGTAGTAGAAGTTCTAGTTATAGAACATCTACGGGTACTAGTACTAGTGTACCAGGATTTGTGGGGAGTGCGGTTACAGTCTATTCCGGTAACGCAATTGTAGATATGGTAACATATATGGGTGTCAAACCTTATGAAGCTTATGACAATGTAGTAATGATGACATTGAGGTCTAGAGGTTTAAGTGATTTAAATAGTGGTGGTCCAGTTTACGCTATTAGTGCAGACACAACAGATACTGGTAGTGACATGGTCGGTGGTGTACAATTTAATTGTACTGGACCATATTCTAAGGTATTAGAAAATCCTTTAGAGACTTTTGGGATTAGTGCAAAAACAGATGGAAACCAAACATTTACTTTCGCGGTTTCTATAGACGCTGGAAAACAAAATTACGCACCTAGAGTGTTTGGTACTACACCTTTTGATAAGAAACAAGAAGAAGTTCCAATTTTTGTAGAAGAAGTTTACCCAGGAATACTTAAAGATGGATATAGAAAAAATAAAATTAGAGGTTTACAGTGTTGTGTAAATTATAAACCAGCAGCAAGATTCAATAACGCTAATTTAAATTCGATAGGTTGGTACATGAACCAATGGCAAACACCAGAAACACCATGGGTAGTTTCAGAACTACAGGGTACTGACGTATTTAGATTATTTAAATTTGTATCAATTTCAGATGGTACATCAGCTAACAGAGAATATAAAGTGTCTATCATTAACCTTTCTTTCGAAAGAGGTGAGTTCGATGTTATAGTTCGTGATTTTTATGACACAGACGCAAGTCCACAAGTTTTAGAAAAATACACTAGATGTAGTTTAGACCCAACAAAAGTATCGTTTATAGGTAGAAAAATAGGTACTTCTACTGGTGAGTTTGAATTAAGGTCTAAGTACGTTATGTTATTCTTAGGTGAGGGAATGTTAGATGGGGTATTCACAGGTTCATTACCTTGTGGGTTCGAGGGTTACAACTTTAGAAGTTATGGAAATTGTGCTTTAAACCCATACATAGTTTATAAAACAAAATATTATACACCAGGTGAAGTAGTTTATGACCCACCTTTTGGTAGTGGAACAGGAAATAACCAAGTTAAAAGTGGTGGTGATAAAGTAACTAAAACTTACTTAGGTATTTCAGATACAATGGGAGCAGCTTACGATAATGATTTCTTCCTATTTAAAGGTAAAATAACACCATCTAATGTATGTACACAAAACACTGGTAGTGATTGGCCTGTATACACAACTGGTTTCCACATGGATTCTGGAGCGACAGTAGTTGTGGGTGGTGCTGGAAATTATATAGCGTGGTCAGGTACTAACTTAAATAATAAGAGTGTATTTGATTGTGGTGTTGCTGGGTTTAATCAAGAACCTACATTAAATACAGACCCTTACAAAAAAATAAGAAGTCGTAAATTTACATTAGCCCCTCACGGTGGTTTTGATGGGTGGGACATATACAGAAAAACAAGGTCTAATACAGACGACTATAAGATGGGATTAACAGGATTCTTAAATGGTTTCTGTGTTGACGTGGAATTCCCAACAGCAACTGGTAGTGGTACGTTTAAAAAATTAAGTACGACAGAATCGAATACTGATTATTACGCTTTTTTAAGGGGTATTGAGGAATTTTCTAACCCGGAAGCTGTTAATATTAATGTGTTCGCGACACCTGGAATAGATTATGTAGATAATTTAGGTTTGGTTAGTGAAGCTATAGATATGGTTGAGGATGATAGAGCGGATTCACTGTATGTTGTAACATCACCGGACTATAATATGTTTGTCCAAACTACTACTGACCCAGCTAATATGATTACACCTGAAGAATCGGTAGATAATTTAGAAGACTCGTTAATAGATTCTAACTATACAGCAACTTACTATCCGTGGATTCAAATAAGAGACGCAGCCAACAACAAACAAATATTTATACCACCAACAGCAGAAGTAATGAGAAACATAGCATTAACTGATAATGTATCGTTCCCGTGGTTTGCATCAGCTGGTTATACTAGAGGATTGGTAAACGCTGTAAAAGCTAGAAAGAAACTTACATTAGATGAGAGGGACACACTGTATGTTGGTAGGATAAACCCAATTGCTACATACAGTGATACGGGACCAATCATCTGGGGGAATAAAACACTTCAAGTTAGAGAGTCGGCTTTAGATAGAATTAATGTTAGAAGACTTCTTTTACAAACAAGAAAATTAATATCAGCGGTAGCAGTAAGATTAATATTCGAACAAAACGATGAAGTTGTTAGACAACAATTCTTAGATTTAGTAAACCCAATCCTAGACTCAATTAGAAGAGATAGAGGTTTAACAGACTTTAGAGTGGTTCTTTCCAACGACCCAGAAGAAATAGATAGAAATGAAATGAATGGTAAAATCTACATTAAACCTACAAGAGCTTTAGAATACATATTTGTTGAGTTCTTGATAACACCTACTGGGGCATCTTTTGAAGATATATAGTATTTATAACAAAACTTGATTATGAAATTTAATAAAAAAATGTTGGTGAAAACCCTAAACAAAAAATCTAATAGTGAAAAAACTTTTACTGATGGTAAAAAACAAAATATTATTATTAGTGAAGAACAGTTAGATAGAGTTTTAGGCACAATCCAAGAACAGTGGCAAGAAATAAATTTAGAAGAAGATGCTAAACCAGATTTTTTAGACCTTGATGGTGATGGTGATAAAAAAGAATCCATGAAAAAAGCGGCTAAAGATAAAAAAGAAATGGACGAAGGGGCAAAACCTGATTTTCTAGACCTTGATGGTGATGGGGATAAAAAAGAGTCTATGAAAAAAGCGGCTAAAGAGGTTAAAGAAGATTCTGGTCATGATGAAGCTATGAACTATGGTAAAGATGAAGGTCACGACGATAAAGAACTTTATGATTTAAAACATGATGGTGGTAGTGAAGACCATATAGATGACTTAGAAGATGATATGCACTATGACCATATACACGATACAAATAACATAGAAGAATCAAAAGAAGAAAAAGAAAGACTAATACGAGAAGACATCACAAAGATGAAACAAATAATAAAACCAATTTCAAAAATATAAAAATGAAAAAAATTACATTAAAAGAATCTGAGTTAGTAGATTTAATAGAAAAATTAGTTAAAGAAAATTTATCTAATGGCGTAGGTCAAATATTTCCATTAATGGGTACACCTTCCGCCAAATATAAAGAACTCCTTGAAAAGGATGATGTTGAGGAGGAGGATGACATGGATGAAATGGAAATGGATGAAATGGAAACCAAAGAAGGTCATAAAGGTTACAAAAAAATGGACCACGAAGATAGAGATGAGTTTGATGGTAGAAAATCTAGAGTTGTTGGTGTGGATTCAGACATTAGAAAACAAAGAATGGGCGAATCTAAAAAGAAAAGTTTAAAATTAACGGAAAGTCAACTTATTAATATTATAGAAAAAGTTATTAAACAAAGAAAAAAATAAGTTAAAGTTTATATTATATATTAAAAGGTCCTTATGGACCTTTTTCTATTTAGTAACATAAAGTTATAGAATATTTTTAACATACCCCATAAACCCAACATATTTTTTGGCTGTGTCGTTAAAAAAACCAAATATAACTAAATCACCACCAGATATGACAAGAAAACCGTCTTTTTGTTGTGATTTATCATAAAGAGTATACGTTGTATTAAAATAATCAGTGGACTCACCAGTTATTTTAAAAGACACGTCCTCAACACAGTTACTAGTTAAATCATTTCTATGTATAAAAACTTCACCATTAACAGTATCAACACTAAGTGTGTACAAATAACTAAGGGTTGGTTGTTGGTAATCTAAAGATTCCATAGGTTTTTTGGTCTCAATCACAAAACTTTTTTGATATAGTTGCATAGTTTGAGAGTTTACTATAATAGGTAAAAAGAACAGTAGTAAGGAATATATTTTTTTCATTTTAGTATTTTTTAAATTTAAGTTTAGAGTAGTATTTGTGGTTATATCCGTTTATATTTTCGTAACTTTCTTGGACATATACCATAATGATATTCTCCCCAAAATCAACAACCTCATATAGTATTGGTCTACCAGAACCACCAAGTAATAGGTAACCACCCACTAAAGGTTCAGTTACTGTAATATTACTTCCCGTAACAGATAACCCATAAGGTGTTAGACTGTCCCCATTTAGTACAAAATCACCCATACCTGGGATGTTTGGGGGTAGATTAAAACACCAAGACGTGGAGTTTCTAATGACAACCTCAAATTCATACATAGGATTACCATAACGTAAACTACTTGTGTCATTAACCATAAAGTGTGGTAATTCAGTAACTTCTAAAGTCTCCAGGTTTTCCATATACATCTTACCACCCTTTAATAACCAACAGCCATCTATAAATTCTTCGTTGTTTGGTTGTGATGGATTTTGTGTTGTTGGTTGGGAGTTATTACAAGGAATATAGAAGGGTTCTTTTTCACAAGACACCAACACTAGGACACATAATAGTTTTATAATATTTTTCATACTACAAAGATAAGTAATAAAAACGATTAAACCAAATTAATTGGTATTTATATTATATGTCACAACAAATATTAATAACGGAAAAACAATTAAAAATGATTGGGGTTATCTTGGATGAACAGAATAACTATATACGAGCTTATAGTTTTGATTGGGATGATAACATCCTTAAAATGCCAACAACAATAAAGATGTTAAAGAGGTCTGATGATGGTTGGGCACCCACAGAGGTTGGTACCGAAGAGTTTGCTATGGTCAGGGACAATAAAAACTATAAATTAGGAGAAGGAGCTTTTGATAACTTTATTAACGACGAGTCATTTTTATCTGATTTAGGGAAAGCACTAGAAACCAATTCTTTCGCTCCCTCTTTCGATAAATTTAAAGAGGCTCTAATCTACGCAAATCCAATATCCATAATCACAGCAAGAGGACACAACCCAACAGCCCTAAGAAAGGGTATGGACCTAGTTATATCCAATACTTTTAATGAAGAAGAATTAGGTAGGATGATTGATAATATACAACAAACTAACCCAGAATTAGACGGGGAAACACCGGAAAAAATATTAAAAACATATTTAGACTCACACGAGTATCACCCAGTAACATCTAAAATATTTACTGATAAGTTTGGTTTGGAGGGTGGTTCTGCCGCAAATCCTGAAGAAAACAAAAAAATAGCTTTAAGAGACTATGTGTCTAATATAGTTAAAAAAGTTTCAGAAATGGTATATAGTGGTACAGAAAAACTATCTGTGGGTTTTAGTGATGACGATTTAGGTAATATAAACGCTATAGTACCTTTTATTAAAGAGGTTTTACAAGTAGAATTTCCAGATGTAGATTTTGTTGTTTATGACACATCTGAAGGTGGGATGAATAAAATAGTACTAAAACAAGCAAATTAAAACATTTTTTTAATTACCCGTATATTTATAGGTATAATAAAAAAGTAAAAAAAAAATTAAAAAGATATGGCTGACTTATTGATGAAAATGCCTATACCTTATGAACCGAAGAAAAAGAATAGGTTTATTCTAAGATTCGACTCTTCTTTGGGAATTAACGAATGGTATGTAGAAAGTACTTCAAGACCACAGGTTACTATTAACTCTGTAGAAGTACCGTTTCTTAACACCTCTACTTACGTAGCTGGTAGATTTACATGGAACACAGTTAATGTGACATTTAGAGACCCTATCGGTCCATCCGCGGCACAAGCGTTAATGGAGTGGGTAAGATTACACGCAGAATCAGTAACAGGTAGAATGGGTTACGCTGCAGGGTATAAGAAAAATATAGACTTAGAGTTACTAGACCCAACCGGAGTAGTTGTGGAAAAGTGGATTATGCAGGGTACCTTCTTAACTGATGTTAACTTTGATAGTTTAGGTTACAGTGATGATGGTCTAGCGACAATTTCAGCTACATTACGTCCAGACAGATGTATATTAGTTTACTAATAAAATTTTTATAACTAAAATTAAAGTCCTCACACGAGGACTTTTTTTATGTCTAATTAAAGATGTTAATATCTCCCCCAACTAAAGACTTTACTTTAAATTAATAATTATATATTACTTAATGCGTAAATAATAATATATTATATAATTTATTACATAAAATAATAATTAATATATTTACAATATATAATATATAAACTAAATTAATAATATGCTAGAGGATAATTTAACACCAAATAACGATACACTACTACCTTATGACGTGGTTACTTTACCATCACAAGGAATATTTACTAACGGTAAAAAAACAGTGAAGGTAACGTATCTAAATGCTTCAGATGAAAATCTTTTATCTTCACAAGCACTTTTAAGTACTGGTAAATTAGTCGATTCTTTAATAGATAGAAAGGTTTTAGATAAAGATATTACATCTGGACAATTACCGTCTTGTGATAAAGAAGCTATACTAATATTTTTAAGAAATACTGCTTTTGGTAGTGAGTACGAAGTTGAATTGGTGGACAAAAAAACCAAAGAACCATTCAAGACAAAATTAGACCTATCTGTTTTGAGAACTAAAGATATTGGTGTTAAATTGGACACAAATATGGAGTTTGAGTTCTTACTAGAAAAATCTAATAAAAAAGCTAAACTATCTTTTATTTCACCACAAGACGAACAAAAACTAACAGAAATAAACGCTCAGTACAAAAATGACCCACAAACACCATACATGACTAAACAATTAGAAATGATGGTTAAAGAAATTGACGGTGTTAGAGATAGAATGACAATAGCACAATTCATTCAAACAATGCCTATTATAGACGCACAACAAATCAGGAAAGTTATCAGAGATAACACACCATCACTAGACCTTAATATACCAACAACAACACCATCAGGAGAAGAAATGAAAGTAAGGATTTCATTGGGTGTTGAGTTTTTTCGTCCTTTCTACGGCATATAGGAATGCCCTCTTGAAAGAGTTTTACCACCTAATGCGTCATTTACACCTCTCTTATTCCGATTTATTACAAATGCCAACCTTTGAAAGACGTTTTTATGTAAATTCTTTAATAGAAGAATTTGATAAGAAAAATGAAGCGATTGAGCAAGCTAATAATAAAAGTAAAAACAGATTCTAAGTATTTATAGATAAAACATCTATATGTTAAATTTTAGAATACAACTTTTAGTAGAAAGAATATTATCTGGTTCCAGGTCTTATCTTGCGTCTCACCCAGAATTGGGAGTTCCCATAGGTGTCTTTAATACCAAAGACGAACCAACATACCAAGACAGAAAAAAATCTATTAATAAATTAGGTAAAGAAGGAAACCGACTATCCAGAAAGATAGCGGAAAAATTAGGTATAGAAAACCCGATACCGTCATTCGTAACATTTACTCCAGACCAAGAAGATGAGATAGAAAAAAGGATAGATAAAGCAATAGCGGATGTATTGGGTAAAAGGTCTGAGAGGGAAATTACAGGTTCCGGACCAATGAAGGAAATAGCTAGAACACTAAAGACACTATCAACAGACAAAGTACCAGCTTCTGACCTATCAGTAGCTGACATGGAAGAAATGTTAAACATGATTGGTCAAATGAGAACTGGTACTATAGATGTTGCGGCTAATATTGATAAAATAACTTCCTTACTTGCATTAGAAGATACCCTAAGAGTAGACATATCTAAAACCTTAGGGGTGACCAACGCTCAACAGGTAGACATGATTGAAGATATTAATGCTGCTGCCGACGCTACCTCTGAGTTTGGGATAAGAGCAAACGCAGTTCTTAAAACTTTCATGAGTATCACCACTGAGGTTGGTAGGAATATGAGAATTCCACAAGAAACCCTAAAAAGAGCAAGTTTATTAGCTAAAACATTAAAAGGTTTTGACGCTGGTAAATTTGGAGCAGCTTTTGATAGTATAGGTATGAACCTAAAAGATGCTATGGGTGAAGTTAATAATACCGATAGTGCCATGTCAGAAATACTACAAACTGGTAGGGAGTTCGGGGTTGTTATGGAAGCTTACATAGGTACTGCTAGTGACCAACTAAAACTAGTGAACACATACGGATTTGACCGTGGAATTGAAGGTTTATCTAGAATGGCAGCAAAGGGACAAATCCTTGGGTTGGAAATGGGTAAAGTAACAAGTTTAGCTGATAAATTCTTTGACCCAGAAGGGGCAATTGATTTTGCAGCAAATATGCAAGTAATCGGGGGTGCTGTAGGTGATTTAGCTGACCCATTTAAGTTAATGTATATGGCTACTAACGACCTAGAAGGTTTACAAGATGCAATTGCTGATACCGCTGCCGCAGCTGTACATTTTGATAAAGAGAAAGGAAAGTTCTCTATATCTCCAGACCAGAGACGACAGTTAAAAGCCATGGCGGAACAAATGGGTATGTCGTACCAAGAACTAGCAGATACAGCCATACAATCGGCGAGGAGGGCAAATGTATTTGACCAGTTTGGGGCTGATATACCAGAAGAATCAAAAGACCTAATCGCGTCTCTAGCTACAATAGGTAAAGGTGGTGTAGCACAAGTTAAGATACCTAGTATAGATAAAATGATGGATGTTGAAGATTTAACACCAGAGATGATATCAGAATTAACATCTGCAAACATGACAGATGAGGCCTTCTATGACCAACAGATAACAGTATCCGAAAAAACAAATCAATACCTAGCTGGTATAGAATCAGCTATTAGGGAACAATTAAGAATGTCGGGTGGACAAAAAGCATTAGGTAATGCGGATGTACAAACTATATCACAGATGATTGCAGAATCAATGCCTAAGGACATGGGTCCTACCGCTGCAGAAAAAGAAAAATTAATGGATACGTCTGGAGCTGTAACAGCTGCGGAGAAAAAATTAATATTAGAAGAGATAGCCGCAAGAGCAACCGAACCTATGTCAAAAATCCTTAAAGACGGGTTCGGTAAATTAGGTATTCCAGTAGATGATTTTATATTAAGACCTGGAGAGGAGCCAATAAAATTTAATAAAGATGATTTAATTATTGGTGGTACTGGCCTTATGAGTGAAGCCCAAGCAATAAATAATAGAACCACAAACATAGAAAATGCGTACGGTGGACAAGGTTCGTCAGGTGGGCAAAGAGGTAAAGTTTTAATTGAGGGAACAATCAAATTAGAGGGTGGTAGTGACACTACGGAAGTCGACATTAATAGGTTTATAACCAGACTAACACAGAATACAGGTTCAGCTCAAGCACTAAGTCAAGTTATAGTTAAGGCTTCCAACGCGTAAACAATAAGTAAAATATTTATAATAAAAGAATAACTATGAGTACTGGAGCAAATACAGGAATACAAAACCCATACGGTCAAGGAGATTATAGTATCAATATTACTAGTACTAGCCCTGTTAGGACAATGCTTTTAGGTAAAAATTTAGAAAGTTCGTACTTAGCTGACGGAAATCCCATAACACCGTTTTACGGAATTCAAAAACCAGGAGACTTCTCATACACCTATCTATCTGATAAGGCAACAATAGACCAAGACACTGTACAAGAAGAGGGGGTTAATATACAAAAATCACTATTTTTAGATAACAAATATGGCCCTATGGGTGGTTATAAGGATGTAAGGTTGATAGATGTGGATAAAGTATTACCCAGAACAGGTCAAGGATATGTTGCACCGAATACGGTTACCCCACAGTCTTTCGTATCCTCTAATTATACCCCAGCAGAAATACTAGAAACCGTTAACATAACTAACGGAATTATTAACACAATAAATAATAAAATATTAAATGATAGTATATTACAAGAACAATCTAGTGGATATCTAAGGGAGAACCTAGGGTATAAACAAAGCCAATACCTATTTGAAGTTAATAGTGAAACAAATGGACTAGTGCCAGCAGATTTCAATGTGACAACGTCACCAAATCAAATAACTCTAAAAGGTACGGATTTTATGTCAAGAATAACTAATTTATATTTTGGCTACTCAACAATTCCAGGTAATTTTGTAAGTGAAGTTTTTGTACCAGACATTAATGGGTTACAACTAAATAGAGTAAGTTATAAATCAAGCTTAACTAATAATATAGAAGCTACGGCAGACGCTCTAAGTAACTCTATATTTGGTACAAATAACGTACCAACCACAAATTCAAATAAACCAACACCTAGTGATACCCTAATAAACTATATGGGTAAAAGACAACAAACTGCTTTATTTAGTAATTTAACTTATAATATATATAGACCAGATTATTCACGAGTACAACTACAACCAGGTGTTGATAATATAACACCTTTCTATTATGTTGGTTCTAAAAGTAATGAACCAGGACAAATAGATAGTCCTAAAGACGCGACACCAAGAGACGAATTTGGTAGAAGTACTGGAGCTATAGTGTATGGACCTTCTACATTAGCAAAAGAACTAGAAACAGTAAACGGATTGCCTCTATGGCATTTTTATCAATTTGGTCTAAACGGTTCTACATACATGGACGGTGGTGGTCTTGCGGGTGGTTGGACTTGGTTTGGTAATTATTCTTTTGCTTCATTAAATGCACCTTCAGGTATGTTATACACTCGTTCTTCTAACAAACCTAAAAGAAAAGGTGGCATATTAGACGAAACACAAAAAATAATAGATTCTGCACCTTTACTGGGTGGTGCTAGAAGAAAACACGCGGGTCATGCAATAGACCAGACATCTAAAATATTTGATGATGGGTATAAAAGGATTTCTAAGGGTTCTGGAGCTAGGGTTATTACACCAGGAGCGGTAGGTCTATTAGGCCCTGAAGAATTTTGTAGAACTTGGACAAAAGACAACCCTTACTATAAAATGGAAAATCTACAAAGATTTAGGGGTAATGACAGAAAAAAAACAAGTTCTATCTTAGATAATACCTACAATTTAAACATAGCCCCTGTAATGGGTGTAAATGTAGATAAGGATGCTGAAACTAAAAATGTTAAAAAATTCATGTTCTCTATAGAAAATTTAGCGTGGAGAGGTACCCCAGAATTAATAAAACTACCACAGTCTGAAAGAGGACCTAATGGTGGTAGGATAATGTGGTTTCCACCCTACGACATCAGTGTAGGTGACACAAACTCAGCACAATGGAACTCTACCACATTTTTAGGTAGGCCAGAACCAGTATACACTTATAACTACACTGAAAGAATTGGTACACTAAGTTTTAAAATAATTGTTGACCACCCTTCGGTTTTAAATGTTATAGCACAAAAAGAGTTAAAGGGTACAGACGATTACACAGCAGACCAAGTATTAGAATCATTTTTCGCTGGTTGTAAAAAATATGATATATATGAATTAGCTAGTCAGTACACCAACCTATCCTTAGATGAAATTTTATCAGTCCAAAATGACGTTACCGACGCTTTCAATAGCGGTGCCGAGGATGTTATGAACTCATTTGCTAACTCACAAACTAATTTAGCGGTAAATCCCTCAGCTACCACATCTGACGGTCTAAGTGTTGGACAAGGAAGTGTAATGGGTGATGGACTAAGTGTGGGAGCTGTCAATACACCAACCGGTGAAGAAATACCAGAAGATGCACAACAAGTACAAAATAATAATAACTCTACAGACGACTCCCAAAGTATTAGTACAACAAAAATACTTGCAAAATTATTAGGTGAACAAAACTACTTTAAACACATTGAAGATAATGACGAATTTTTATATGACTCACTAAAAAGAAAATTAAAATATTTTAGTCCTTCATTTCACTCGATGACACCAGAGGGATTAAACAGTAGATTAACATTCTTACTACAGTGTACTAGACCGGGTAGAACGATACCAACAGTAAACCCAGATACGGGACCAACAGATATAGATGCTGATAATACCGCTTTTGGTGCACCACCAATATGTGTTTTAAGAATAGGAGATTTTTACCACACAAAAATAGCTATTGATTCTGTAAGTTTTAGTTATGACCCACTAATATTAGATTTAAATCCTGAAGGTATTGGGGTACAACCTATGATAGCAAATGTTCAAATGAACTTTAAGTATATTGGTGGTCAGGGGTTAAAAGAACCAGTATCACAATTACAAAACGCGTTATCATCAAACTATTTTGCGAATACAGAAGTTTATGACCCATCTAGTATTGTAACAGAACCAGATGATAGTGTAACAACACAAGAACTGCTAAGTTTTTTACAAACTAACGCAGCTAATAATACTACCGGAACAGGTACTAATAATTCAAATACCGGTGGAGCAGCAGGTAACTCTGAGTTTAACGCTGAACAATATTTAAATCAAGTAGGATAATATGGCAGACAATATTAATTATAAAGTTTTATTAAATAGTATGGTAGACCATACTAAAACTTATGCGTTAGATGTTAATAATAGAATAAAAAAATTATTTTTATACTATAATTTAGGGTGTGTTGAGGAGTTTATGTTAAATAGAAGATTTAAAACAGGTACTTGGGGTGCATTAACTACAGGAATAACTTTATTGGGAATGCCAGAAGGTATATTTGACAGACTAATCAATTACTACAAAGAACTAAACTACAAAATAAATAATCACAATACATCCATCCAAACACAACTAAAAAGTTGTTCACCATTAGATTCAGAGGTTAACTATGTTAAAAGTGTGATGAACCAACATTTAGAAAATCAATTTACTATGTTAACAAGTGAAATAAATAACATAGTACAAAATTTTAGGTCACAACAAAAGAATTTAACTGACGATGTAGATAAGTTAAATTTAGTAACAATACAATCTAGAGACGGTAGTTATTTAAACAGAGATGGAGGTAGGGTTGTCGTTTTTAATCTTACAGGCACAACAACATTAAATAGGGTTAAAACAGATTTTGAATCTACAGGAACCCAACTAAATGACTATATAAATAATTATTTTATAACAAACTTCCCCAAAGAATACCCAAGTGGAGAAGAATACTTATTATTATCGAACCAAATATATACAAATGAACTTTTATCATTTAATTTAGGAAGTAATTACTTTAAACAATTAAAAGAATTAATATCTTATAGGGGTAGTACTCTATATGATGATTTGTTAAAAAAAGATAAAAATGGTATTAACGGATTGACAAATAAAACATTACTAAGATTTAAACCAAAGTTAAATGAGATAGTTAAAGTTTGGGTTAAATACGACTTAAACTCAATGCAAAAAAAAGTAACTAAGGGTATTGATATAGGTTTGGGTGTTTTTAATGATAACGTAAATAATTTTTATAGTGATTATAAAGTAGGATATAGTACTATTACAGGAACTACAGCGGAAAATTTAATCAGAGTAAATTTACAGAATAGAATTGAGGGTACTGACGATAACAAAGTAAATTTTAAAAAACTTTTACAATTATATATTAGTTAAAAATGACATACTATAATAGATATAATGAATTTGTTGTGAATGGGGACTACATAATAGTACCTCAGGTTAGAATTCCTGCAAAATCATCAGATAGAAAAATAAACTATAGAGTAGGAAAAACTAGGTTAGATAAATTATCACAACAATTTTATGATTCACCTTATTATGGTTGGTTAATAATGCAAGCAAACCCTTCATATGGAGGACAAGAATGGGACATACCTAATGGTGCAATAATAACAGTACCATTTCCATTAATGCAATCTTTGCAGGACTATAAAACCAACCTAGACCAATATTTCCTATACTATGGCAGATAAGATTTTAAAAAATTCTGGTGACATACTAACAAATGCTGTGGGTAATAACGTAGTTGTAATAGACCCAAACAAAGTTGTTATTAACGGTAAAGTCCAAGATAGACTGGTCAATCCGGAAGATTTGGTTATGTATGCAAATTTAACAGCAAAAATAACACCAAGAAGTAAAATAATAGCTGGGGGTGGTAGTGGTGACCAGATAAATATAGATATTGCAGACGGGGAACTTAATTTTTTAAAACCAGAAGGTAAGTCTAAATTTGATAGTGATTGGACAGACGCTTTTACCGAACCAGGATTCACCACCGGAAACTCACCAAAATCAAAAGGAGGTAACGATTTTCAAGGATTTGGGATAACATCTATAAGTGTTAAAATTAATTCTTCCTACATACCACAGGTAAGTATAAATTTTACAGACATTCGTGGTAAAACATTATTTGAACAAGCTAGAGGAAATACCCCATATACAGCATTTTTTCACTTACCATACCCAACATTTTTTTTAACACTTAAGGGTTACTATGGTAAAGCGGTTAGATACCAATTAACATTACAAAAATTTGTATCTAGGTTTGACCCCAGTAGTGGTGATTACATCGTATCTTGTGACTTTAAAGGTAATCATATAGCCTTATTAAGGGATATTAATATGCATGAAGCTATAACAGCTCCTTATATGTACCCTAATAGAAGTACGGGAAGTAAAATTACATCCACCAAAGGCAGGGAGGTGATGACTGAAGTATATGACATATATAAAAAAAAGAATCTAATAGATAAAAGTTTTCCAGAATATACTCTTGTAGAATTAATAGAAAAAGTAAAAAATTTAGATAGAGACCTAGCAAAATTATTCGGTCAAGCGGACCTAAGTGCAACTTCCGATAGGTTAGATTATAAAAATGTTTTAAAAAAATATAAAGAATCTGTTAGTGGTAAGAAGGGTTGGATGGAAAATAATTTGGCTAAAGATTTTGCTTGTAAAGTTAATGTTAAAACAGCAAGTTTAGATGGTAGTACTGGTAGAACTAGAACTATTTTGGCTTATCCATTAAAAGGGGTGACAACCATAGATAATTCTGATTTAGAAGCTGCTAGACAAAATAAAGAATTGATAGTTAAAGACGCTAAAGAAAGTTTAAAACAATTATCAAATAAATACGCATTTCAATTACAAAATAACCCAACCTTTAACAATATTTCTGGGGATTACCCAGTACCAACTATTTTAGCTTCCATGGATTATAATATCTATAATCATTCGGTGGTGGGTAGTGACATTTCATTAATAGATGGTGGTGAAACTATTAGAAAAAAAGAAGAGGAATTTGGTTCGTCATTAGCACCTTGGTTGGTATTTGATGTACACCCTAGAAGCTTTGATGGCCAATGGAAAAAAACCGAACAACAATTCCAAAAACAATCTAAAAAAATGTCGGATAAGATTACCGCAAAACTAAATAGTAGATTAGAATCCGAACTAGGATTCAAACCAACTATCAGAAATGTTTTTGCTGTTATAATTGCCGGTGCGGATACTTTTTTGAGATTATTAGATGAGGTTCACACTAAAGCATTTGCAAAAAGAAATGACCACAAACGACTAAGTGTAGCAAAAGTATCCAACGACAGTGAAAATGCCGATACAGTATATCCATGGCCACAATACTATACCGTCCAGGAAGAAAATGAATGTGTAACATCATCTATATTAACATATATTGGAGCTGATGATGTGGTGGACATAACTGAAGGTGATAACGAAGAAGTTTGGCCTGAGGTAGAATTTGTGGAAGAATACACTAAGAGTGCCGCATATAAGTTTACAGATTTTAATTTCCCAACAAATAATGTGGGAGTACTAAAAGATTTTACACCGATAAGTTTAAAAGATTGGCCCCCAACTAATACACCTTACAGAATATTAGAAATAACAGATTTATTATTTCAAATATTAGATAGGGCACAACAAAACATACTATATGGTAGTTTAAGTACTAGATACTCTAACACAAAAGAAATTTCACCAGCGATTAACGAACTAGCAGAGTATGACGCAAATAACCTATACCAACAGATAAAAGACTATAAAAAACTAAAAGAGTATTTTAAAAATTCTGATTTAGATGTTGGTACCATACAAGATATTTTAGAAAAAGAATCCCCAGAAAAATACTTGGTCTATAGGACCTTTGGTCTCGTAACACCATTCTTAATAACATCTAGTTACGAGTTAATAAATTCCCCACTACCATATTCAGTTATACCGCAACAATTTACTTTGTGTGAAGAAGCTATAAGACTTAAAAAGACACCCAATAACTTTGATTTGGAGCCACTAAGGATGAACGCAACTAGAAAAATGGGTATAGCGGGAGGTATGGTTAGACCAAATTGGAATTTTTATGATATACACAATAGTTTAATATATGATACAAATAATAGTAATGTTCTAACGGATAAGTTCAACACTAAGTATTTTACTTCTACAAAGTATTGTTTCATGGATGAAACAGATGTCGTAAAAGCAATAATGAGAAAATCTAAAGGTAATGTAGATGTATTCAGTAGTATGGAACTTTTTCAAGAATACCTAGAAACCCTACAACCAAAAGAATTATTTTTAACAGAAGGAGAACTACATTATAATTTAGGAAACACTAATCTACCACCATTAAGTAGTGCAACATTTGACACTAATATATTTGACGCTACGATACAAAGAGAAGTAACCTCCATGTTAAACACACCATACTTTGTAAACGCGGTTATACAAGGAGTAGAAAATGAAAGAGCTGGTACCACTAACCCATATACTAATGCCGCGTACCTATTTCTTAATTCCTTACCGATACCAACACTAAGAGAATTAACTATAGTAAAAAATAGTTCTATAAATGACTCCACAAGGGGAGACTATATATCTGAAGTATTTAACCAAATGCCTGCTTTACATAAAGTACCCGTAGCTTTCTTATTAAAAATGGGGTCTGTTTGGTGGAGATATAAGACTGCATCATCAAATAACGAAAATTTAATTCTTGGAGACCCTTTAGCTAGTGTTTGGAATGATTTGGGTACTATTGGTGGTATACCAAGTGCTACTGGCCCAGGATATGTATATGAACCCGTAACCCAAAACTTAAACTATAACTACCAGGTAACAGATACAAGTGATGGACAACCATACCAGTTTATATCACAAGACGGTGTTAACAACTCTATGTCGGTAGGTCTTTATGCTAAAGTAGTAGACGCGTTTCACTATATAGCCACAGACTCAAACATATTACAATACATAGGTGGGATACCTAACCCTATGTTTGAATCCAATATTATTGGTGTAAACTTAGACATAGAAAATAATAGTGAAATATCATTAACTGATAATGCTGGTACACAAATTAAGTTCTACGATGTCTACTTAAAAGGAACAAATGTAACCAACCCAAACTATGGTGTGGACTTTAATAACGCAGCACCATCTAGTTACTATATTTTATACCCTTCTTCTGGTGGGTTGAGAGACACAACAGCAAAATACTACCAAAACTTATTTGGTAATAATAATTTACATAATGGAGCTGTAAGGACTCTATGGGGACTTTCTAATTACGGTTTTTTCACTAATAATTTAGGGTATAGAAAATCACCATCACAACACATTAAAAAAATAGACGCTTTTAATGAAGAACAAGAATCCTGGTCATTTAACCAAAATATTGATTCAGCTTCTATAAATTACTTATTAGCTACTTTTACTAAACAAGAACTAGATACCTTTGAGGGTATGTTTTTAGAGTTTTCTTCACCTGTAGGTAGTGTGGATATTGGGGGTAGTTTTAAAACAATATTAAAAGACACTATAGTCGTTGAAAAGACATACGTAGACAGGGTCTCCAATACCACCAGTTCAGAGGGTAAATTATCTGAAGCTCTGGCAGATGCACAACTACTTAAGTTTAACGAAAAAATAATGAATTTTTTAAATTTAGATATAGAATACGCACACAAATCAACAACAAATTTAGATTTTGAAAGTCAAACCACAACCCTACTACAAAGATTAAATATTTTACAAACCTTTGATAAAAATCAAATAAATCAAACGTTTGGATTTTACTCGTCTAGTACGGTTACAATTCCAAGTGCTGGTAATACGTTTGTTGGTAACCCACAGGTTTTAGTGGATATGAGACATCACGTAATTGGTGGTATGGACGGGATTGATTACGCCATACCAGGATTATTACAGGTGAATGACATAACAAATCCATACTATTCGTTTTTCCAAACAATAAATTTACCAGGACCAGGTATTGAATTTAACAGTGCCAACATAGAATCATTTGCACCATTCATTAAACTTTATGGAACTTATTGTGCCGTAAACGGACCTATTAGTGCAAAACAATTTTTAAATATATTTTTAAATGACCTATCTTCCCAAGAAGAAAATATGGGTGACTATATCGATAATTTAACAAAAAATCTAAAAAAAATTATAACATCACAAGATGCGGTTGATGATGAAAAAAATAAAAGTAAAAAAAGTGACGATAGAACAAAAATAGAAGGTGATAATTTAAAGTTAGAATTGTACAACCAATTTAAAGTTATAAATGACAGGTGGGTTTCTGGAATTGATTTTACTAGTAATGAGACACTATTTGAAAAATTCTTATTTTTTGATAGGGCTAATAGAGATATAGGTAATGATGCGATAGTTAGTATATGGGACATCATACAGTTAGATTCACCATTTGCTGGAACAAACTCCAAAACACTAACCCAAAGCGTAGCTAGTTATATTAGTACTATATTAGCTACTAACTATTTTAATTTTATACCACTACCAGCTTACATAAACTTTTTTAATATACCAGAAAAATCAGCACAACTCCAAGGAAACGCCATGTTTGGTACTTTTAATACTGTGGATTATTTACAATCTAGTCCGGCTTTTTTATGTCAGTATGTTGGACCACCATCAACACAATTAGATATTAAAACAACTAACAATGGATTTTCAAACGATACCTTTGCTCTTAATAAAGCAACACCAAACCCATTAATATCGGAAGGTAAATGTTTCGATGAAAACTTATCTAATAAAGTTATGGGTTTCACAGTAGATTTCGGTTTACCTAACCAAAATATTTTTGAGTCAGTAACCCTAGACCAATCACAATACCAAGACACGTCAGAAAGTTTTAAAATACTACAAGAAATGGCGGATTCTGGTGGTGGGGGAGCAACCTCCATGGCTTCAACATCCCTATTTAATATCTACGCTAACAGGTCATATACAGCTAAAATTACCTGTATGGGTAATGTTACCATACAACCTACACAATATTTTCAACTAAGGTACTTACCTATGTTTAAAGGTCCGTATTTAATTGTAAACGTAGAACATAATATAACACCAAACAATATAGAAACTTCTTTTGATGGCATTAGAGTTCCTATACCACAATTACCAAAAGTTACCGACTTAGTACAAAGAGTTAATGAAAGCCTATTTGAGAAAGCTGAAGAAGCTGTACCTACAACAGATGATGTTTTTTACGATGGACTAAATGCAACACCAGCACAGGAACAATTAAGTGGAACCAGTAATGGATATTTATCACTTTTAACTAAAGAAAGTCCAGAAATTACGGATGACAACATAGTATTTACAGACGTTATAAATCCAGAGTATACTTTAACCCCACCTATATTAGGAGAAGAACACAGACATTTGGGTGTTGACCTAATAGTAAAAAGTAATATGGTTGATAAATCTAATAGTAATCAGGGTATTAAAGTGTATACCGCTATAAAAGGTACTGTAACCAAAGTAAAAAATGGATGTAAACCTCAGGATAAAGAAGATGGTTGTGGGAAATATGGTAATTTTATAGAAATAACCGATTTAGCGGTTAACGCAGAATACATAGACAACCCCGAAGGTGGGCTAAGCATAGAATACCAAGAACTTCCAGATGATGGGGGTACAGTTTACTACAAAACAATACATGCCTTTTTAAGGGATGGTATTAAAGCTAAGGTTGGCGACAACATAACAGACCAACAAAGATTTGGTGCGGCATCTAACGCTGTAGAAATTGGTATCCTAGGTAATAGTGGTCCTTCGTCAGGTATACATTTACACTTTGAAATAAGAAGGGGCGTTGTTGTTGAAAAGGAAATAGAGGGTGAAGTTAAGAAAATAGTTGTAGAACATATTTTAGACCCAGCTAATTTTTTACCGTTTTTTTACGGTTTATAGTAATAGGTTGACTATTATTACATTTTAATATATTTATAGGTATACAAAAAAAACAAAACATTATGATTTCAGAAAGTATAAAACAAAAGCTAGGTAATTTTTTAGGCAAAAAAACAGATAATATTGCGGAAAATGGTAGTAACTCAGAAGGGCAACAAGTTTGTGATTTAGATACTGGAGTTTGTTACACTATTAGAAGTAGAGATGGTTTAATAGAAAGGGTTGAGAACTCTATAAGAGTAAATCGTAAAGTGCAGGTGGAATCACCTTCAGGGGACGTAAAACAATTATTAAATGGCTAGAGAATTAGAAGAAAAACTTTTACAGGAGTTGGCTAGGTTTAACAACCTATCTCACAACGCTAATAACTTAGAAGAACAAATGATTAATAGTGGTTCTGGATTTGAAGATAAGTTAGGTGCTTCAGACACTTTAAAAAAATTCGTTAACCGACAACAAGAAATGGGTGAACAAGAGGAAGAAGATTTAGATATTCCTTTAGACCCAGATGCGGAAGTGGATACTGAAGTAGATACTGAAGTAGATACTGAAGTAGATGGTGAAGGGGATATTGAAGACATGAGTGTGGATATTGATGACACCACAGATTTAAGTGGTACAGAATCTACTGAAGATACTACAGAACTAGAAGTTACTGATTTGGTAACAAAACAAGATGAAACAAATACTGAACTATCCGACCAAAAAGATATATTAGCTAAAAATACTGAAAGTTTAGATGACCTAATGAGTAAATTATCTGACTTAGAAACGCACCTAACATCTATGGATGATATGGTAAGTAAAATAAGTAGTTTAGAAGATAAACTAGAAGAGTACAGACCAAAGACCCAAGAAGAAAAACTTGGTCTAAGAAAATATGATAGTGGACCATTCAACAAAACATTAAGTGACTTTTTTAACGATAAAGAAGAAGTCTTTGATAAGACAGGAAAAAAAGAGTATATTTTAAAACCTGAAGATGTTAATGATTACAATGAAAGTGACATTAAAAATAGTTTTGACCCAGATTCTGAAGACGAGTAAAAAATCCACCAAAATAGTTTGACAATATAAAAATCGTTTACTATTATTACCTATATAGTTTTATTAACAATAATTAAAAAATAATTTTATGAGTAATAGTTTAGACGCGGTTTTAGCTCAATATGAGAAAAACAAACAAAGTGGTGGTTCCACGAAACCACAAATGACATCAGAAGAAAGAATGAAACAATATCTTTCTATAATGTTACCAAAAGGAACAAAACAAGGGGAAAAAAGAATCAGAATAGTACCTACAACAGATGGTTCATCACCATTTAAAGAAGTATTTTTCCACAATGTACAAGTACAGGGAAGGTGGCAAAAACTTTATGACCCAGGAAAAGATGAAACTGGAAAACCATCCGGTGAAAGAAGTCCATTAAATGAAGTTGAAGAAGCTTTAAGATTAGCGGGTGACGCACAATCAAAAGAATTAGCACGTTCTTATCGTTCACAAAAATTTTACATTGTAAAAGTTGTGGATAGAGATAATGAAGAAGATGGTGTTAAGTTTTGGAGATTTAAACATAATTGGAAAGGTGACGGACCAATCGATAAGATTATACCAATCTGGAGAAATAAAGGTGACGTGACCGATATTAATGAAGGTAGAGATTTAATACTAATCTTACAAGCGGTACCATTACCAGGTGGTAGAGGTGAATACACAACAGTATCTTCAGTTATGTACGAAGACCCAGGAGTATTATCGACAGACCCAGCTCAAGCAAAAGAGTGGTCAGGTGATGAAAGAACTTGGAGAGATGTATACTCACAAAAACCAGTAGAATATCTAGAAGCAATATCTAAAGGTTTAGACCCAGTATGGGATTCAGAACTTAAGAAGTATGTGTACGATGACCCTAATTCTGTACAGAATACTACACAAACAACAACTTTAGGTAGTGCTGACCCACAAGCAAACGACCCACAGGATACAGATTTACCATTTTAATTAAGAGACATGGCATTGAAAAAAAGAACATTCTCAGAATTAAAAAGCAAGTTCTCAAAGAAAGCTAACTTTAAACCAGAAAGATTTTTTGATTTAGGGGAAGCTTTCCTTGATGCTACTGGTTTACCAGGTCCAGCTATGGGTCATTTACAAATGTTCCTAGGTCATTCAGACACAGGAAAGACCACAGCTTTAATAAAGGCAGCTGTTGATGCACAAAGTAAGGGAATATTACCAGTATTAATAATTACAGAACAAAAATGGGGCTTTGAACACGCTAAACTTTTAGGTTTTGATTGTGAAGAAGTTGTGGATGAAACTACCGGTGAAATAGATTGGGATGGGTTCTTCTTATTCAACAATGATTTCCAATACATAGAACAGATTACTGATTATGTAAATGAATTATTAGACGCTCAAGATAAAGGTGAGTTAGAGTATGATTTATTATTTTTGTGGGATTCAGTAGGTTCAGTACCTTGTAAAATGACTTTTGATGGTAAAGGTGGTAAAATGCATAACGCAGCTACCTTAGCTGATAAGATTGGAATGGGACTTAACCAAAGAATAGGTAAATCTAGAAGACAAGACTCTAAACACACAAATACACTAGTCGTTGTAAATCAACCTTGGGTAGAATTACCCGACAACCCATTTGGCCAACCAAAAATCAAAGCCAAAGGTGGTGAATCGCTATGGTTAAACTCAACACTAGTATTTAGATTCGGTAATCAAAAAAATGCAGGAACAACTAATATTTCGGCTGTAAAAGAAAAAAGAAAGGTGAAGTTTGCTACTAGAACTAAAATAACAATTATGAAAAATCATGTTAATGGTTTAGGGTATGAAGATGGAAAAATACTTATAACACCACACGGATTTATAGCTGGTAGAGAAGCTAGTGAGGAAAAGAAATCAATAGATAATTATAAACAAGAAAATGCTACATTTTGGTCTGAACAATTAGGCGTAGGTGGTGATTTCGATTTAAAAATAGAAAAAGAAAATGACTAAATTAAAAGAAGGTGATAAAGTAAAAGTACACTATGTAGGAACTTTAAAAGACGGTGAAGTTTTTGATAATAGTAGAGATAGAAAAGAGCCATTGGAATTTGCTATAGACGATGGTAAGTTACTAAAGGGCTTTAATGAGGCGGTAAAAAACTTAGATGTTGGTGATAAAGTAGAAATAAACTTAAAAGCAGAAGAAGCTTATGGCCCCTATATGGATGAAGCTGTAGTATTAGTAGAGAAAAAAGAATTTCCAGAAGGGTTTAAATTTGAAAAAAATGGATTCGTACAAGGCCAAGACAGCATGGGCAGACCAATCCAAGGACAGATAATTAAAGTCCTAGAAGAATCTATTAATGTAGATTTAAACCACCCATTAGCTGGTGAAGAACTTAAGTTTGAAATAGAACTTGTTGAAGTAGTATAGTAAAAAAATTGTTTAACCCTTTAGATTTATAATGTGCAAAGAACACTCCTAGTTGATGGTAACTCACTATTAAAAACTGGTTTTCACGGAATTAAAAATATGTACAATGGTGACGCTCACATAGGTGGGTTATTCCATTTCCTAAAAACATTAGCATTTCAGATAGAAAATAACGTAATAACAAAAACAGTTGTTTTTTGGGATGGGAAAGATAATGCATCTTTTAGACGAAAAATATATCCAGAATACAAAGAAAATAGAAGAAATTCTAACAAACCACAAGAAGAACTAGACTCATTTTATAGACAAAAATTAAGAGTACAAGAGTACCTAGAAGAACTTTATGTAAGGCAAGGAGAGTTTGAGATGTGCGAAGCTGATGATATGATAGCGGAGTATTGCAACCTAACAAAAGAGGAAACCATAATACTTACATTAGATAGAGACCTACTCCAACTTATTTCAAAAAACGTATCGGTATATATAATGTCCATAAACAAGTTATTCAAAAAAGGAGACTTGGTACCCTTAAACGGTTGTTTTATAATACCAGAAAATGTTAGGTTAGTTAAAGCAGTCTGTGGTGACTCTTCTGATAATATACACGGTATAAGTTTAGTTGGTGTAAAGTCATTATTAAATATGATACCTGAAATTAAAGACAAGGAAGTAGACTTAAATTATATCATAGAAAATATAAGTAATAAAAAAAAATTAAATAAAAGAGAAACTAATATAATAAACGGAGTAACTAAAAGGGGTACATTAGGTTTACCCATATTAGAAAAAAACCTAGAAATAATAAAAATGGGTAAAGATTTTTTAACTGACAAAGCTAAAGAAGGTGTATTAGGTTTAAGTAAAGAATCTTTAGACCCTGAGGGTAGAGATTGGAAAAATGCATTAAACTTGATGATGTCAGATGGAATTCTTAATATTTTACCTAAGGGGGGTGATTCTTGGGTGGACTTTATTAAACCTTTTTTAAGGTTATCCCGAATAGAAAAAGATTTTTATAAAAAAAATAAAACTAAAAATAATGAAATTTAAAACAGAAAATATGCAAAAATGTGAATTCATTCTAAAATTAAATGATAACATCGTATGTCAGAGATACTTTAGTGTAAGAAATTTTAATAATTTAGCGACTAATTCGTTAGATTTACACTACGCAATTTCGGATATATGTGACAACATGAAAGAGGAATTAAAATGGAAAACACTACTTTTATCAGAGTGTGGTGGTAGAAATTATGAAAATAAAAACAGTGAAGAAGAAGAGAATTTTACGATAACAATTAAAAAAGGTAGCAAGTCTATATACTCTAGAATTCTTCATGCCGACATCTATCCCCCGAAAGTTAGATATACGGTAGATATCAGACCACGAATATCTGCTATACTAAGAGAATTGACAGAGGTACTCTCAAGAAAAAAAGTTACCACTAACTACCAAGATTACAGTCTCATTGTAGACTAATAATGTATTTATAATTAAAGAAATTTTAAATGAATGAAAATAAAAACTTCGGTTACCTGGGATATAATTTCCAATTAAAACTTATTAACCTAATCATAACCGATAATCAATTTTTCCAATCAATTATCGACGCTATCACACCAAAATATTTTGACAATCAATATTTTAGGTTAATAATGCAACTAATTAAGGAATATTATGAAAAATACCAAATCGCACCTTCTTTAGATGCACTTGACCAGTTAACAAGAATAGAAATTTCTTCTGAAATGGCTCAAAAATACGTTTTCGACATGTTGAAAGAAATAAAAGAAGCTTCTTTTGAAGACCACCTTTTTATTAAAGAGAAAGGTTTAAATTTCTGTAAACAACAAGAGCTTAAAAAAGCTATTAGGAAAGTTGAAAGTATAATGGAAAAAGGTGATTTTGAAAGTTATGATAAATGTGAGGAACTAATTCGTGATGCTATTAAGATAGGTGACGGAGACCAAGGTAGTTTTGAAATTTTTACAGAATTAGAAAAATTATTAGAGGAAGATTATAGGCACCCAGTACCTACAGGTGTTGATGGTTTAGATAATATATTAAATGGTGGATTAGCTAAAGGAGAAATTGGTGTTATTCTGGCACCTACAGGTGTTGGTAAAACAACTATGTTAACTAGATTTGCTAACACAGCATTTAACATGGGATACAACGTACTACAAATATTTTTTGAGGATAACCCTAAAATAATACAAAGAAAACATTTTACCTGCTGGACCGGTATACCAAACGATAAGTTAAGTGAACACAAAGAAACTGTATTGGATAAAGCTGATGAAATGAAAAAAACAGGTGGTAAACTAATACTAAAAAAACTACCATCTGATGAGATGAGTATGTTACAAATTAAAAACCAAGTAAGAAAAATTATATCAGAAGGTACAAAAATTGATATGATTTTAATTGATTATATCGATTGTATATTACCAGACCGTGCATTTAATGATGAATGGAAAGGTGAAGGTTCCGTTATGAGGAAATTTGAAGGTATGTGTCATGAGTTAGATATAGCAGGATGGACAGCAACCCAAGGAAATAGAACCTCTATAAGTTCTGAAGTTGTAACCACAGATATGATGGGTGGGTCAATTAAAAAAGCACAAGTTGGTCACGTTATTATATCTG